CCTCTTCGATTGGTTCTGACATTTCTCTTAAACCACCAGATTCTGTTGCTTCTATCTCTTCTTCGACATCAAACTCATCACCTAGTACTTCACCCTCATGTAATTGTGTGAGTAATGTTTCTTGTGTGATCGTACCTGCTGTATAAAGCTGCAACAATGATTGGATCTCTTGTGGTTCTAATCTTTGTCCAACAAAATCTCTATTAACAAAGCAACTGCCAGCATCACTACCAAGATATTGCCCATGAAACTGTAAACAGTTATCAATCATGTCTTGCATCTGCTGTGCAATGACCATCATCGTGCTATCACCCTGACTTCTATCTATTCTCTTTGATTCTGCTGTTTCTGCACTTAACTTCTGTCCAAGAATACTTGCCAAACCTAACTCATTTATCTGTTTCTCTACACGATCAATCTGTTCAAACTGTGCATTAAAACTATTACCATTAGGCTCAATGTATTCTGCTCTACCTTCTGCTGGAAATGCAATCGCTTCTCCTGGTCCAGCACTTACCTCTTCACTATTCTGTGGAAACCCAAAAAATGCCAACATCGGCACACTAGATATATGCAACTGATTTGATAGGTCTGATTGTAATTGATAAGACTTGAGATTTAGTTCTGCAATGTCAGCCATCGGTGGTCTTGACTCTAAAAAATTAATTTTGTTTGCATAAGCAACAGAGAAAGGTATCTCAGGTAAACTCATTGTTCCTTCATCAAACTTTACATACTCATTGTTTTTGCCTTTGCGATGTATTTCATAAGCACCAGGGGTTAACAGCCTAACCTGCTCTACAACCTTTTCTCCATACAATCCTTCGGGTTCAAATACTTTTTCTAATAATCTAAGCTGTGTAAGTTTTAACTTACCCTCTGACATTTCTGTTCTCCAACCTAATATCTGTCTTGGCGTGTAGGTAATCCAATAAGGTCTGCCCGATTGTCCAGCAGCAGGTGCATCTACAAGAACACCGACATGACCATAACGAATCATTTTTCTTGCAGTTTCATATGTCCATACATTTAGATCATTACCCTCTAAATCAACATCGAACATATGCAGTCTTATATCATCGCTTGTATCATTTAATCTCACAGGTTTACGCACTAACATACCAGCTAATAACTTCTCCAATCTGATGAAATAAGGAGGGCAGACACTTCTTGAAAGACGATTGTCAAACGACTCATCTAACTCTCTTGGCTCCTGGGCGAGGTATTTTCTATGACGACTTCTCATCTGATATGTACCACCAACCAAATCTTCTATCAAAGGCCAATGAGGTTCTTGTGCAAACCATGCGTTATTAGGATCTATTATTGTCGTTCCAACTGCTGACTTCTGCCTGTTGTAATGGTTATAACCTGAGTACATTTTAAAAGTCCATTAATATTACTAACTATAGTTTAAAGAATAATACTAATAAAGCCTAATTCCAGTACCTTTACCAGAACGGAAATATAATGGATTAAATTCACGCCAAATTAAATAACCAAGGCTATCTAAAAGGTGGTCATAGCCATTCTGTTTATCGGGTTCTCCTGTTCTCTCATCGTAAGCCTGTAGCTCAAAACATTCTATTAAGGTTCTGCAACAGGGGCTAATCGCCAAACGGACTTCCCCTTTGCCGTTCTTGAGAAGAGCATTAACAGCCGAGACTCTATCTTTGATTGGGGGGTTCGATCTTGGCGACATATTGGTAAAGCCGTAAGATTCGAGAATGGATATATCGGTTGCTGAAGCATTTGTAGAACGATTACCTCCTGAAGCGTCTGGATAAACTAAAATCTTTTGATTTGGATACCTTCGCAATAGCTCTTGTGCCATTGCATCAGTATCGTGCATTTTAGTGATTTCATCTATTATGACTAACTTATTACCATCACGCACCCCTATGACACAATTAGTGTTGCTGACGTTAAAATCCAGTCCACATCTTAAAATTTCATTCTTATAACTTGGCAGTTGATCGCATACATGGATATTTCTATCAAAGCGATCATATACAGCAGACATAGTAAGGTTTACAAATTCTCCGTTGAGATACGCTTTTATTAATTGGTCTGGATAATTAGCTTTTAATGATTCGATAAATCCTTCAGGCAGATATTTATTGTCCTCGGTTCTTGCTTGTATCAAGTTGGTATCAGGTTTTGGATCTTTTTTAAATGTTTCAAATGCCCAACCATGACCTTCAGGAGTTGTTGTTGCATAAAACTGTTGAACATTACCTGATCTAAGTCTTGCAAGTGCCATGTTCATTGCACTCTCCGCATCTCGTTTTGGAATAGTGTCTGCCTCATCAAATCCTACTGCACAGAGATTTTGGCCTCGCAATCGTTGATATGTAAGCATAGTTCTTAGCAAAATCGTATGTGTACCTTCTTCAAATTCCAAAGTAAATGAAGGTAATGGAGATGCTCTATAAGAAAAAGGTATCTGCCACTGGTCAAAAAGTTCATTACAAGTTCGCACAAGTATGTCAATCAACATGGCATGAGTTGGCTCAAAAAGTGCGGAAACATTACCAATATTCATCGCTGCGATTATTGTTGCCTTTGCAACCAATCCAACTGTCTTACCAGCACCAAAACCACAAACCAATGCAAGTTTGCGGTGCTGCATATCATTGCAAAATTTTTCTTGATGAGGAAGTAGATCCTCATAAATTCTATCAATTGCTTGTTGTGCAGTAGGAAGATTATATGCACCAGCTTGATATAAAACTTTTCCAGGTTGAACTGTATCTAAAATGCTCACGAAATGATCTGTGCAAGTTTAGCTGCTGTATTGATCGCACCGAGAGCAATATGTAAATGCCCTTTTTCTCTTGCTTCCATTTGTAGGGTTGCAGCCTGCGATAAAAGATTTGCAACCATTTGAGGTCTTTCCATATCCCAATCAGCTTTCATTTCGGCTCTAGCAATTTCTAAATACTTGTCTGCGGTTGTAGCACTAACCCCCCATTTTTTCAAAGCATATCTAACGCAATCAGACCTACGACCACCTTTGGCAATAATCTCACCAAGTTCTCGTGACCTGATCAGTGTTTCTAGTTTTGTACCTTTTTTAGCCATTACATAGATGTTACACGGAAAAGCGAAAATATGGATATTTCTTAATTTTGAGACTCATTTGAGATTAGGCAGGTGTTCCCACGTTCCCGATGTTCCCACCTTTGTACCAAACTTACCTCGCGTTATATTTATCCCCTATATCCTCATAATATACTATATATATATTTATATAGAAAAATACCTATATATATATTTATATAGCAATTTTTTAAAAAATCTCAAAAAAATCTGAAAAATTTTTTTTTTCTATATATATATATATTTAGAATCTTAGCGATTACTTGCTCAGTCATCCTCTATATATATATTTAGATAGCAGTATTTG